TTCCAGATTATGAATCTGGTGAGATACCATTTCTCCACCCTGCAAATTCTCACCCGTTTTTGAGCAGGCTATTGACCAGAGACACGGCCTCGCGGTCGCCTTCACGGTAGCGATTGTGCCACGGGTTGTCGGCGTTCCGCATGATGTCAATGGCGCGGGATTGGCCGGTCATCATCTCGGCGCTTTGCATTCCACGACCCATCTTGTCCTCGCTCATCATCTGCGCCATGCGAACAAATCCACGCACGACTTCGGGATCGCTGAACCCATGCGAGTTCGCGTTGACCCCGGCCATCTTTGCGGCCTGCTTGGCGAGTCCGATGTTCTTGTCGAATTCATTTCCCCATTCCTTTTGAAGTGTGCCGACCGCATCGGTGCGTTGCTTTTCAAAGGTGGATTGCAGCGCCTCCAGCTTGACCTTCTCGTAATGCGCGAATTGGTTGGCGAGCGCCTTCATCGCGCCCGGTGGGACATTGTGTTTGTGCGCGATCTCGGCAAATGGCTTCGCGAAATCGTCGTTCCATGTCATGCCTTCCGGCAGGGCATCGGGAGCGAATTTGTAGTCGTCGAGCGTGTCGGGAACGCCCATCGCTTTGCGGAAAGCCGCGACCTCTTCGGGCGTGGATTTCTCGCCGGGAACGCCAAGTTTTTTCCCGATGAGTGCATTCGCATTGGCGAGCGCCTTTGCCATGTCGGGAACGCTCTTGTATTTGGAGAGCGTGTCCTTGTAGGCAGCGGAATCCTCCGGGAGGTTGTTCGTCCACCCCTCTCCAAAAGTGCCATCTGGATTGACCCATCCGGCGGAGGGTTGCGTGTTAGTTTCCGCAGCGGGCTGCGACGATGCCGCTGGTGCGGCGTTGGTGCTATCGGCTCCCGTGTCGAGCAATGACTGCTCGGAGGAGGTATCGATGGTGTCTTCCATAAATTAGGTATCAGTCAAAACAGCGTTATTCGACCGGCGTGTTGACGATCTCCCCGTCCTCGGTGACGAAGCCGAGATGGGTCGTGCGGTTTGCGTATTGCGTCTTGAATTGATCTGGGTGGTAGTCGCGCATCCACTCCACATAGGCGTGGGTTTTGTCGCCGAGCATGAGATCAAGTTCGGGCTGCGGCGGGATGGTTTTGGATTCGGTTTTCTTACTCATTTTTTGATTTTGCGTTTGGGTTCTTCGATGTTGCCGTCCGCAATAACCGGACGCTTAAGCATCGTTTCGATATGGAGGATCACGCCTCGCTGGCCGTCTCGTAATGCAGCAACCACGGGGTTGTAGTCGTAGCCGGGAAGGAAAACTTGGGACTCGGTCGCGAACTGATGCTTCATGTCCGCAATCACCGCTTGACCGTCCTTGCTGTTAAAAACCCGGTGGTAGGCGTTGATAGTTTTTTGCCGCTCCCGCTCGCGTTTGAGCGCATCGGCTTTGTCGATGGATGCCATCATACCGCCATGCCGGGGATCATCTGTGCGATAGCGGAATCCGACTTCACGCTTCCCGCTTTACCGAGGGCGCTTGCTGTGCGCTCAAGTTGCTCGGCCTGCATTTGAGCCTGCGCGGCTTGCGCCCGGTCGGCCCGCATCTGCGCAACCATTTCCTCTTCCATTAGCCAGCGGGCCGGTAGTCCATCGTTGCGGGCCATGTCGCGTGTGATCTCGTCGAGGTCGTAGTTGTCGAGCATCTCCGGGCGGAGTTGCGCGTAAGGCAGGAGCATTTCGCTCATGCGAATGAACGAGGCGTTTTCAAGTTGCTTGATCGCAAGCGCGACCCTGCTGTTGTAGGAAATCTCTGGTTCGGGAATAAACCCAATCATCGCCAGTTGTTGCGGCGGGGGAGGGAACTTCCCTTGGCGGGCCAACACCGCGAATACCCGGCGCAGGAGCGGATTGAATAGCTCTGTGGTCATCCGCGAAAAGGTCGGCGAGAATTGGATCAGTTTTTCGCTGGCGCGTTCGGCGACCTCGCGGGCGGTCATCTGCTTTTCGAGCATGGCGAACATCTTGAACAGATCGACATGGAATGCCTCGTCAATGGCTTTGCGTTTCCACTCGGCGCGGGCAACGCCAATGTCGTAACGACCCATCGTGTTCCACTCCTTGGGAGTCGCCGAGGGGTTGTTGGGATCGAAATAGGTCACGCCACCGGCGCGGAGATCGATGTCGCCATCGAACCCGGCAGGAATGAGGATGCGCGGAAACGCCGCGAGTTCGGCGAGCGAATCGAGTTGTTTTTCAAGGAAGTTGAGTTGCTTTGCTTCGGGCAACGCCATCCATGCCGGGGAGTAGCCGTAGGCTTCGCAGTTCTTCCATTTCAAATATCTCGTTACGAAGAACGGTTGCTCCTCAAATCCGCTCACAAGCAAAAGGTGCTTGGTCGATTTTTCGACATAAACCGATGCGAACGGCTTGTTCTCCCCATCACGCTTGCCGGGGTCGATTTCTCCGGGGCCGCGAGGATAGATCATGTGGACGCATTGGAATTTCCGATTGGATTTGGGCATCTCCAATTCCTTCCGCATTGGGTCGCTCAATGCCTCTACGCCGAATTTCAGCGCGGCCTGCCGTGCGGTCATCTCGTATTCGCGAGTGAGGGTGTCGATGTAGCCCTCGTCATTCTCGCTGACAGCAAATGTGCCAATGTCTACCTTGGTGAAGTTGAGAGCCGAGTTGCGACCTGCTTCGACAAGGATTGCAGCGGTTCCGAATGCGCCACGATCCAAATACAATTCGTGGATTTCGGTGTAGAAATTCGACCGGGAGAGTTCCGCCTGCATCACCTCGGTGCAGCGTTGGAACCATTGCTCGACCTCGTCCTCGCTTTCCATTTCCTTGGGCGGATCGCAAGTGAACCACCGGCTTTCCAACGGGGTCATCCATGTGAGTTGACCATTCGCGAGAACCATGTTCGCCCGCACCGCCGTGGAATCAAACAGCGCCGTTTCCTCGGCCATGTCGGGCGCGGAGGAGTTTGCAAATATCCCGCTTTTGCGCGGCATCACATATTTCGCGATGTCCTCCCACAACGATTCCCATGTGGCGCGTTGAGTGACGAGTTCGCCATGCCTCTGGAGAACCTTGTCAGCGAGTTCGGTCTTCATTCGGTATCAGTCAAAACATCAACCGAGAGTCGAGGAGCCGGTCGTCATCGGCGCTTGGCCAGATTCCCCGGCGAGGATTGACCGGCGCATTCCTTTGCGCCTTGCCGCTTCGGCGGCGACATCGGACTGCGGATCGCCGGGATCAACCGTGGCACCGGGAGCGGGCTTGTTGGCTTCCATCTGGCGAAGCGCCTCTTCCTGCTGGCGCTTTTGCTCCTCAAATTGTTGGCGCTGGAGTTCCAACTGCGCCCTTTGATTTGCCGCTTGCTGGGCGGCGGCTTGCTGCATCTGCTGCTGTTGCTGTTCTGCAGCTTGTTTCTCTTCTTTGCTTGGGCCTTTGCGTCCGCCGCCAAACCAAGCTAGGCAGGGTGAAAGAATAGGGTTTTCGGAATGGTCAGTAAGTCGCATCGGTGTCGGAGTTTTGAGGTTTCGTAAACTCGGAGCGGGCGGTCGCGCCTGCTCCATGCGATGTAGGGCAATTCATAGGGGGCAAAATTGCAAGGGTTATTTTGACTGATACCACAATATATAGTGATCAGCCAGCAGTTCTGACACAACATATGGTATGTGTGCGCGGCATCACGCCAGCGTTCTTCGGTGTCAAAAATGTCCACCGGGCGAGCGAGCATGAAGAAGTCCTCGGTGTTCACGACCACCCCATTCCATGCGGTCAACTCCACCTCCTCGGCGAAGGATCGTGGCTGCGGGTAGCGCCGGTAGAGGTCGAGGATTTGGAGTTCGATTTGGCGATTCATTGTCAAGGGGACTTATCAAACGGTTCTTGGGTTCCCCTATCGCCTCACCCGGGAGAACCCGCCTCGGAATCCTGCCATGACTTTGACCGGGTTGCCGGATGTTGGCTTGCGGGCAATCGCGCTGCGGTCGATCACCATGCCTCTGGAGATCGCTTGATGAGAAAGCGAGAACGCATCGGAGTAGTGGCTCGACCAATCATGAACCGGCACATCCTTGATGGTCACCCCATCGCGTTCTTCTTTGGAGTGGTAGGCGTCGAGCGCATCGAGACCATCGACGCATCCGGCCTCGGCAAAATGAATGCGCGGGAACGCATCATTGGCGATGTTGATTCCATCCCACACGCTCAATTGCCGAGGCACCGGCACCACGCCGGTCAACCCGGCGGTTGCAAGC